ATCCAGAACGCCGCAGGGTTCGCCATACGGACGCTGAGTGCCGGGTTGCTGTCGGGATTGACGTCGCCGAGCCGCCCGTGGTTCAGGCTGGGCCTGCCGGACCAGGACCTGAGCGAGTACAAGACGGTGAGGTCATGGCTGGATGAGGTGGAGAAGCGCATGTATGCGGTGTTCGCCGCAAGCAACACCTACAATGCGCTGCACCGGATGTACTACGAGCTTGGGGGCTTCGGTACAGCGTGCGCGTTCGTCCACGAGGATTACGAGGACGTGATACGCATACGGCCCTACACCATCGGGGAGTATGCCCTGGCGCAGGATGCCAACCTTCGGGTGGACTCCGTGTCGCGGGATGTCTGGATGACAGCAGATCAGATGGTGAAGGAGTTCGGCGAATCCAAGTGTAGCGAGAACGTGAGGGCGAAGGCAAAGAACATGCAGGGGGATGCGTGGTTTGCCGTGAGGCACTTGCTCATGCCGAACCCGGAGTACAAGCCGGGTCGTCGTGACGTGAGCGGGAAGGCGTACGTGTCCGTGTACTGGGAGCAGGGTGCCACGGGTGATGGTGCCGGGTTCCTCGGTGTCAAGGGTTACGAGGAATTCCCTGCGATTACGCCGCGATGGAACGTGGTCAGTTCGGACGTATACGGGCGTGGTCCAGCCTGGGAGAGTTTGGCCGACGTGAAGATGCTTCAGGTCATGCGGGAGGACTCGCTCAGGGCTTTGGACAAGATGGTGGACCCGCCGGTGATCGCTCCTCACGGGACACGGAACGACACGCTGGATTTGACGCCCGGTGGCGTGAATTACCTGAGCGTGCAGGACGCGCAGATGGGCGTGAAGCCGATCTACCAGGTCACTCCAGCGATAGACAAGCTGGAGATGGCGATACAGCAAGTGGTGGAGAACGTCAACAAGTCGTTCTACGTGGACATGTTCCTGATGTTGGCGCAGTTGGACGACAAGCGGATGACGGCCACGGAGGTGGCGGAGCGTCAGAGGGAGAAGCTCTTAATGCTTGGGCCTGTCATCGAACAGCAGGAGAACGAGATGCTGGAGCCGCTGATCGAGCGGACGTTCGCCATCATGCAGAGGGGCGGGCTGATACCGGAGCCGCCGAGGGAGATACAGGGTGCCCCGCTCAACGTGGAGTACATTTCGATCCTGGCCCAGGCGCAGAAGGCGACGGCGACAAGTGCCATACGGGAGTGGGTCACGTCGGTTGGGGAGATGGCCCAAGTCTGGCCGGAGGCCCGGTTCAAGGTGAACGCCACGGAGGTGGCGGACCAGTACGGGGAGTTGCTGGGGATTCCGACGAAGGTCATCAATTCCGACGAGGACGTGGAGCAGTCGCGTCAGGCGGAGGCCCAGCAAATGCAGATGGCACAAGTTGCGCAGATGGCGCAGGTGGGTGCCGGTGCGGCAAAGGACCTTGCGGGGGCGGACATGGAGGGGCAGAACGCCTTGAAGGCCCTGATGGGCGAGGGATCGCCCGTGTAGGAGGGACGAATGAAGCACGACGACCCGAACGCTCCGCTCAAGGCGGAGTGGTTGCGGAAACGGGAGTTGGCGGATATAGCGGCGGTTCTCGCCTACAAGGAGGGCCGCCGTTTCGTCTGGAGGCTCCTGGAGACGGCGGGGGTATTCAGGACGGTGATGACCGGGAATAGTTGGACGTTCTTCAACGACGGCATGAGGTCGCTGGGGCTGGCCGTCTATACCGACCTGATGGAGAGTTGCCCGGACCGTCTCAAGGAGATGTGGGGCGAGGCCAAAGTTCAAAAACAGGAGGACGACGCTTATGGCAAACGAGACTGAGAAGTCAACCGTCGCACAGGAAAACACCGACGCGAACGTGGAGACCGAGCAGTCCACCAGCACCACGGAAACGAAGGAAACGCAGTCCGCCGAAGAGAAGATGACCGGCGTTCTGGAAGGCAAGAAGGACGAGGGGAAACCCGAGACGAAGGAAGCCGCGAAGGACGAGAGCAAGCCTGACGTGGTGGACGACTCGTGGGAGCCGACCTTGCCGGAGGGCATGAAACTGCCGGAGGAAGTGCTGAAGGACAGCCGGGAGTTGCTCAAGGGCTTGCCGAAGGAACAGGCGCAGAAGCTGGCGGACTACCATGTGAAACAGGCGGCCAAACAGCAGGAGGCAACACGCGAAGCCTGGGAGAAACAGGTGAAGGCGTGGGAGGACGGCGTGAAGGCCGACCCGGAATTCAAGGACGACTTCGGCAAGAAACAGGGCATCGCCGAGAAGGCGTTCAAGGAGTTCTTCTCGCCCGAAGAGCGGGACTACCTCGTGAAAACGGGCATGAGTTCGTACCTCTTCAAGGCCATGTACAAGGTGGGCTTGAAGGTGGCGGAGCCTTCCGGCGAGGTGGAGGGCAAGACAGGCAAACAGCCGGTGGGCGGTGACGCCTACGACCGGCTTGCAGGAAATTTCAGATGACATCCAACCCAAGGAGGAATGATTGATGAGCACCACTCTTGGAACGAAACTGAACCTGGTTGACGTAGCATCCCGGCTTGATCCGGACGGACGCATTGCGCCGATTGCGGAGATATTGAACGAAACGAACCCCATTCTCGATGACATGCCGTGGGTGGAGGGCAACCTTCCCACCGGCCATCGCTACACCCGTAGGCTGTCCCTGCCTTCCCCGACCTGGAGGAAGCTGAACAGCGGGGTTGTCCCCGGCAAATCGTCCACCACGCAGGAAGATGCGGCTTGCGCCATGCTGGAAGCATACAGCGAGTGCGACAAGAAGATTGCCGACCTGAACGGCAACACCGCCGCTTTCCGTGCATCGGAGGCTGTGGCGCAGATCGAGGGCATGTCGCAGGAGTTGGCCGACACTCTGTTCTACGGTTCCACCACGACCGCCCCTGAAGAGTTCAAGGGCCTTGCGGCTTACTACTCCGCTTCGTCCGCCACCGTCACCAACATCGGCTACAACGTCATCAAAGCTGGCGGTTCGGGTTCCGACAACACGTCCATGTGGCTGGTGGGCTGGTCGCCCCGTTCCGTGTTCGGCGTGTACCCCAAGGCTTCCAAGGCCGGTCTGACCTTCGAGGACAAGGGGCAGGTCACGCTGGGCGATGCCACCAACGGCTACTACGAGGGGTATCGCTCCCATTTCGCGTGGGAGTGCGGTGTGGCTCTCCCCGACTGGCGGTATGTCGCACGCATCGCGAACATCGACGTGTCCGACCTCGCCACCTTCGGCGGTTCCGCCGATGCGGCTCCGGCCCTCATCCGCTACATGATCCAGGCTTACCACAAGATTCCGCACATGGGGGCGTGCAAGCCGGTGTTCTACTGCAACTCGACCGTGAAGCAGTGGCTGGACATCATGGCGATGGAGAAGAACAACGTCATGCTCGGCATCAACGACTTCGGCGGGAAGCCCATCACCACGTTTTGGGGCATCCCGATCAAGAAGGTCGACGCCCTGACCAATGCTGAATCGCTTGTGTCCTAACGGCTCGGTTGAGCGGTTAGATTCCAAATCATTTCACAGTTTAGCAAAAATTCGATGAAGGGGGAATACCCATGTTCGTAGATGCCGATCTTGTTCTTTCCGATGCGCAGGCCATTACCTCGACCAACGCCACGGCCAGCACCAACGTGATTGACCTGAACGTCACGGGCCGGAAGATTCGTTCCGATGCCAAGCTGGTCTGCATGGTCAACACCACGTTCGACTCGGCCGAAGAGGATGCCACGTTGACGGTGGTCCTGCAGACCGACGACGACGAGGCGTTCGGGAGTGCCACCACGCTGGAGACCATCGCTACGGTTGCGGAGGCCACCCTGGTTGCCGGTTACAAGATTCTTGAGCGGGAACTGGGCGATTACGAGGGCAAGTTGGAACGCTATCTCCGCCTGACCTATCAGTGCGGGACGCACGCCATGACCTCCGGCAAGGTGGACGCCTATATCGTTCTCGACCGTCAGAGCGCATAGGGGGTGTAGTTGATGGGCGAATTTACCTTTAACGGGCTGAACCTGAGGAAACTCATCAGTGACGCCCTCGACCCCACGGCGGGGCACGACCACGACGGGGTGAACTCCAAGGCCATCACCTTCCCCGGAAGCTTTGCCATCGCCGCCGGCAAGATCATCGTGGGGGACGGTAACGGGGTGGGGAAACCCGTATCCGTCAGTGGAGATGCCACCCTCTCCAACACGGGGGCGTTGACCGTTTCCAAGCTGACCATCGCTTCCGCCGCAGCCGGAGACATCCTGTACTACAACGGCACGGGGTGGGTGAGGCTGGCGAAGGGAACGGCGTCACAGCACCTTGCCATGAACAGCGGGGCGACGGCTCCGGAGTGGGTCACGCCGACACATAACCCGCAGATGCTAACCGTGTTCGTGGAGGACCTTGCCGCCGGGGTGGACATTACCGATCGGGTGATTCTAGAGGCCCCATCGGGCTACACCGTGACCGTCACCGGGGCGACCATCATCTCCAACGGTTCAGCGGCGGGTATCGACGACTCCAACAAGTGCACCGTCCTGCTGGAGGACGAGGCGAGTGCTGCCATCGTCACAAAGGAGTTCGACACGAACCCGGCGTTCCCGGCCGCTGGCGTATCGGTCAGTATGGGCACGCCTGACGTCACGAACAAGGTCCTGACGGCGGGTCAGAAGTTGCTGTTGTCCGTGACCAACGGGACAGCGGCGAATCCCCCGGCGTTCCTGCTCCAGATCACCTATACCATCGCCGCCGCATAAGGGGGTGTAGCGGATGCGGTTCGTGTGCCATACCAAGTGCGTTGACACGAAGGGCCAGCGTTGGCGTGTCGGGCAGGAAGCGGATTGGGATCGGGACGACCCGTTCACCAAATGGTGGACACCCCTTGCCGAGGCCGAGCCTGAAGGGGAGACGAACGAGGGGGTGCATGAACCGCAGACGCTTTCCGAACTACAGGCAAAAATTGCGCCGCCTATCGTGATACCGGAGGCCCCGAAAGAACCGGAGGCCCCGGTGCAGAAGAAAGCACCAGCCAAGAAGCCTGTCCGGAGGGGCAGGAGGTAACGCAGGGGGGGGCAGAGGCTCCCCCCTTAACTTTGACCATCACGGCTGAACGCCGAGGACATAGAGGGGGGAATAGGAATGGCAGAAAAGTTCTTGCTTAAGATAGACGCGGGGGCAACCTACTCCCTCACGGTGACGTGGAAAGACAGCAACGGTGCCGCCATAGACCTGACGAGCTACACAGCACGGATGAAGCTGAAAACCAACTTCGGCGGGACGACCCTCGTTAGCCTGACCGACACGGACGGCCTGACGTTGGGCGGGGCCTTGGGGACTATTGCCATCGTCATATCGGCAACACGGACGGCGACGCTGTGCGACACGGACATTGCCAAGGGCGTGTGGGACCTGGAGGTTGTTTCCGCCGCCGGGGTGGTGACTCGCGTGCTTGAGGGCCGTTGGGTGGCCCACCCGGAGGTGACGGACTGATGAGCGTGGAAATAAGTCTGACTGAAAACACCGTGGAAGTTGCCGCACCTGGGCCACAGGGGATACAGGGTGCCACGGGTGCGGATGGGGCCTCCGTTGCTTCCGTTGCCTTCGTCGCAGATGACATGGTGTTCACGAACAGCGATTCCACGACCGCCACGCTGGTCGGAGCCAAGACCGCCCTGAAGGGCGACAAGGGAGATAAGGGCGATACGGGAGCGACGGGTGCGACCGGGGCGCAGGGTCCCCAGGGACCTCAAGGCGTTCAGGGACCGCAGGGCGAAACGGGAGCGACAGGACCGGCCGGGCCCAAGGGAGACCCGGGCGACACCGGGGCACAAGGTCCGCAGGGGGCAACCGGTGCGACAGGCGCAACAGGACCTCAAGGGGCAACCGGACCCGCAGGACCCAAGGGTGACACCGGAGCCAAGGGCGACACTGGGGCACAAGGTCCGCAGGGTGCGACCGGACCCGCAGGAGCGGATGGCGCTCCCGGAGCCGACGGTGCCGACGGCAAGACTTGGTACGGTGGCACGGTCGATCCGACGACCGAAGGTGTGGACGGGGACTGGTACGTCAACCGCACGACCTGGCACGTCTGGGAGAAGGTCACCGGCACCTGGACTGATCGTGGGACGATCAAGGGTGCTGACGGAGAAGGGACAGGCGATGTGGTGGGGCCGTCCTCCGCACAAGACTACGGCATCCCCGTCTTCGACGGGACGACCGGTAAGTTGTTGAAGGACAGCACCTACAGGTGCATCGATTTCATCCCCAGGGTCGTGGGCTCTGGGAAGGGGTATCTCGTAGGATTTTCCGGTCGATCATCCGTGAGCGGCATTGCCCCCGGGACGGACGGACAGGTCCTGATGGCCGACTCCGCCCAGACCTTAGGGGTCAAGTGGGCGACTCCGTCTGCATCAGGCGGTGCGAACCTTTGGCAACTACTCCTGTGAGGTGATTTGCGATGGCAGTAAACGACGTGGTAACGGCGCACAGCAGCGTTGCCGACACAGCCTCGTTGACCATACAGCCCGGGACCGGCGCCGAATGGCTCATCAAGAATATCTATTTCGGCGGAGCCGTGGAGCTGTACCGGACAGATGGCACCAACGCCATCAAGATCGACGCCGACCCTTCCGCCGGTCGCTTATCCGGTTCATGGCTCCTGACCAACGGGGTGTACCTTGCCCTGAAGAACGTGTCTGGGGGGGCTGCCTATCTCGGCTACGACGGGATGGTGACCAAGTGATGCGATACTCCATCTCCGCACCGTACCTGAAAGGGATAGACCTGAAAATTCGTGACAAACCGTACCGGCTCGACAACCTGCTCCGCAAGAACGTGGAGAATCTGTCTGGGTGGGCCTACGACTTCGACCGTAAAACCCTCTACCTGTTTCTGGACGGCGAACTCCAGTTGACCGGGGCGCAGTTGGCCAAGCTGGCCAGTTTCGGTGCGGTCGTCCGGCTGGACGAGCCGGGATGGGAGGTGTTGGCGTGACGACAAAACACGGGATGCGGCAAAGCCGCAAGACCATCAACATAACCCATCCCGGCATTCGGCAGGAGAACTACCACTCCGGGACCCCCGCCACGCTGCCCACCAGCGAGCCCGGGACCCCGCAGCTCTCGTTCACCCTCACCAGCGGGGACTTCCCGTCAAGCAACGACTGTGTGTTGTCACAGTTCGCCATGCCCAACCTCGTGGCTATTGCTGCTGGGAAAAACACCAGCGGGGTGACGGCAACCGTTTCGTACCGGATTTCCGTAAACAGTGTCTCTGTTGAAACCGGGTCATTGAGCTATGTTCTGAATAACCAATATTGGTCACTTGGGATGCTGGCTCGAGATGTGAAAGCGGGGGACGTGATCACGATTGCGCTCTGGTCCAGTGCGAGTAACGTTATACAGGACTACGAGTCCCTCCTGATCGTTCCTGTTGCCCATGGCAGAGGACTGGACGCCGGGAAGGTTGTCCTAGACCTGTCGGTAAGTTTTGGTGATGGAACCGACTATGTGTGGACAACGACCGGCATCAACCCCAACGTGGCTAGCATGGCAGCGACGTATCCATACAACTTCCCCGTAGACGGTTCCACGGTTCTAGAACAGGGGGTTCAACACGCTGTCAATGTCCCTATCGCAAGACTCTCGTCTTTAAGTGGAGTCAACTCCCTCTTTAGGTTCGACTACGGTGATCGGGCGTCTTTTCTAAACTCGAGCAGTACGACCTACCATCCGTACGTCAAGTTCATTCCTTATCCGATCACCAAGATAGAATTTACGCTGACCGATCTGGTCTTGCCCTGAGGAGGTGGCCGCATGATCAAGAGCCTAGAGGGATTCGCCCCCTACGCCCCGTACCTGATCCCGCTCACTGGCCTAGCGTTCCACGAGCTAGGCCATTTTCTTTGCGGCCTCGCCTTCGGGAAAGTCTTGCGGTTCCGGTTCCGGGGACTCCGCCTCGTGTGGACGATGCCCGGCGGCCTGAAGGCATGGCAGAGGGCGCTGATCGCCGCCTCGGGGTTCGGTCTCGAGTTTGCTCTGGCGCCGGTGCTGGGGTGGGCCTACACGGGCGTGTCCGTCCTGCGGTTCATGGCCTACGCCTTCGTGAGCACTGACGGTTACAACGATTTCCAGTTCCTGTGCGGACATGAAAGGAGGTGAAGCCGTGACCGTCGAGGAGATGTACGAGCTGGTGAAACGCCTGAACGCCGAGAAGAAGCTCTGGCAGGGAAACCCCGTCAACGTCCTCGGAGCGACGGCCCAGCTTTACCACGAGGCCTCCAGCCGCAAGCTCGTGANNTTGCCCAAAAGCGGTGGGAGCAGGAAACCGGGGGGTTAACTCTCCCCACGGGAGCGGTCATCAAGACCGACAGGGAGTCCCAAGGTTTGCTCACCGCCGCCGCCGTCATGGCGAAGTTTGACCCGACAATGACGGTGGAATGGAAGGCCGCCACGGGATGGATAGACCTTGACGCCGCAACGGTAATACAGCTTGCCGGAGCGGTGCGGGAGCATGTGCAGAAAGCCTTCTCGAAGGAACGGGACTTGGCTGAACAGGTGGCGATAGCGGGTTCCGTGCAGGAAGTTCAATCGGTAGAGTGGTAGCCCCCGACAGGGGGCATTTTTTATGCCCGTAGGGGGGAAGAAGCATGGCCCGAACAGCGGAAAATATCGTCAATATCGCTTTGAGCCGCCTCGGCATCACGACGACTGTCACTTCATTGTCGGCGGACACGGCAACGGAGGCGGTACAGGCCAACCTGATCTATGCCACCACGAGGGATGCGATGCTGGCGGAATACCCGTGGCGGTTCGCCCGGAAGCACGTTGCCCTGGTGGACTCAGGCGACCCTGACATGATCGACTTTGATTATGTCTACGAGTACCCGTCCGACTGTCTGAGAGTGCTTCGGGTGTTCAGCGAGGGGCAGGAGTGGGACGACGTGCAGGAGGACTTCGAGGTCTACACGGCCCCAACCGGTTCCGGCGGAGAGGATGAACGGCTCGTATGCACGAACGTGGAGGACGCATGGGTGGATTACATCGCCCAGGTGACGGACCCGGACATGTTCTCCCCGGGCTTCGTGGACTGCCTCGCGTGGAGGCTGGCCGCCGAACTGGCCGTCCCTCTGGCCCGTGACTTCAACCGGAGGGACGCCCTGTACAAGGTCTATGCCGAGACGATGGACGGGGTGAGGGCCTCGGACATGGGCGAGTCGCACCGCCCCCTGCGGAGGGGTTCCCGGTACAAGGGGGCGAGGTAGGATGCCCCTGCACGGGATACAGCCTTCATTCGCCAAGGGAGAACTGGCTCCGGCCCTGTGGAGCCGTATTGACCTGCAAGCCTATGCTGTGGGATGCCGGACGTTGAGCAACATGCTGGTGCATCCGCACGGCGGAGCCTCCAACAGGCCGGGGACGGAGTACATCGCCTCCACCAAGGATTCATCCAAGGCTTCCCGGCTCATTCCCTTCGAATACTCCACCACTCAAGCCTACGTGCTGGAACTGGGGGACTACTACCTCCGGGTGTTCAAGGACGGGGCGCAGGTGGTCCACACGGCCAGCACCACTTCGGCGTGGAGCGGTTCAAGCGTTTCCTACGCTCTCGGGGCCTTCGTGAAGAACGGCACCCCGGACGTCATCTACCGTTGTATCTCGGCGCACACCTCCGGGGCCTCGACACAGCCGGGGGTGGGGGTGGATTGGGCGACGAAGTGGGTGGCGGACGATTCCTACGAGATTGTGACGCCGTGGCCCGTGGCCTCCATCTGGGACGTGAAGTACTGCCAATCTGCGGACACGATGTACCTGACCTGTCCGGGGTATGCCCCACGGACGCTGACCCGTTCGGCCCATACCACATGGACGCTGGCATCCTTCGATTTTGAGAACGGGCCGTTCATGGACGAGAACACGGGGACCACCACGATGACGCTATCATCCTACGGGGGCAGTACGGGCCTCAAGGGGCAGACTGTCACCGTCACAGCTTCGGCCAGCACGTTTGCCCCCGGAGACGTGGGGCGGTGGATCAAGATACGGTATGTCAAGGAGGGCGTGAGCATCGCCAACGCAAGCCCGGCATGGAGCGGTGGCGAGACGGCGGGGCCGTGGAACGTGGACGGGGAGTTCGAATTCCGCATCACCTTCGGTTCATCCGGCGGGGACGAGGTGCTTCTTGAGTACTCGACCGACGGCGGGACGGCCTACAATACCTACAAGGTCATACAGGAAATCTCAGGGTGGAACACTTACAGGGGGGAATTGCGGAGCGAAGATTACAACAACGTGACCCCGAAGCTCCGCATCCGCGTCCCGGCCACGTCAAACCCGGCGGAGGATATCCGCTACACGCTGGAACAGTTGAGAGAAGAGACCTATGGGTACTTGAAAATCACCACCTATACCTCGGCCACCTCGGTGAGGGCGACGGTGATGAAGAACACCACGTTCCTTGGGACCGCTACGGCGTTCTGGTCTCTCGGCAGTTGGGGGGCCGTTCCGGGCTACCCGGAGACGGTCATGTTCTACCAGGACCGCCTGTGCTTCGCCAACTCCGCCTCGGAGCGCAACCGGGTATGGATGTCCAAGACGGGCGACTATACCAACTTCGGGCAGGAGGTGGAGTTGCAGGACGACGACGCCGTGACCATCTCTCTTCCGGCGCGGAGCGTCAACGCCATCAAGAACCTAATCCCCATGAAGGAAATGCTCGGCCTGACGTCGGGTGGCATCTGGAGCATCGCTCCCGGATCCAATTCGG